GAAATATTATTTCAACGGCAGCGGTAGCGGCTAAAGAACCCTACCAAAGGTTTTTAACAAAAAAAAGTGAAGCAGAAACAGCGAAATATGTTAGTGAAGCGGATATGTTTAAAACTCTTATTGAAGGTGCCGCAGAAGCACAAGGAGAAGGTGGTGCTGAATGGCAGAAACAATGGGAGCTACAGCAAATTGGAACTTTAATGGATACAATATCAGGTTTAAAAGAATTAGAGGGAAGAACTCCAACACAAGACCTTGAACTATCAAAAGCTGAAGAAAAATTAGCTAAAATTAAAGCAAAAGATCCAGCTGTAGACTGGTTCTTAGGTACAGGAGCTGATGTTGGAGCGGATAAATTATTTAAAAAGATTAAAGCAGATCTTTATCGAGCAGATCCAGGTAAGTATAATAATAGTGAAGATCATCCAGACTTAATTGCAGATACTTTTGTAGCATTTAAAAAATATATATCAGAACTTAAAGCAGAAGGTGGTAGAGTTGGTTATGCTAATGCAGGACCTGTAATGGGTCAACCTACACAAGCAGACGTAATGCCAGAAGAATTAGGTGGCGTTAGTTATGAAGAATTAAGAGCAAGACTTCCACAAGAAGTCGGCGATGAAGTAGTTAGGCTTCTTGCCAACAGTCCAGAGGCTTTAGAAGATTTCGCTGTTATTCAAACAGAACAAGACATAAAAAATTTCAATAAGAAGTACGGTGTTAATCTAGTATTACCAGCGGAGGCTTAAAATGGCCTATAGAAACTTAATCGATAAAGAAGGTGCCTACCGTATTTATCCTAAGAAGAAAAAAGAAGAACCTATCTCAACGATAGACGACTACAAAAAAGAATTTCTTAAATCACTAGAAGCTTACGATACAAGACAGAAGAAACCTGTTCGTTGGAATTTCATAAAAGACAACGAAGGAATGTTTCAAATAGGTAGAGCTTTAGATCCGATGATGAAGACAAACGAAAGACTTTATCGC